CTGGAGCTGGAGCTGGAGCTGGAGCTGGAGCTGGAGCTGGAGCTGGAGCTGGAGCTGGAGCTGATTCAGCCTTCTTTACTGGAGCTGGAGCAGCAGGCTTTGCACCACTGTCAATCTCATCAACCAATCGCATCAACAAACCATACACGTGTTTCTTGTTGATTCGAAGAGTATTCATTTCATCTCTGATTTCTTGTCTGAGAGCTTCCATTATAATATACATAAAGGAAATATTATCTTTAAACATAATGATAGTCATAGGACCGACTCTTCTGAGTGGAATAGGGCAACATGCTAAGAAATACACAGAGATGTTCCCTGATTGGAAATATGTGGAAATGAGTGAAACAATACCCGAATGCGACAATGCGTTTATATTTGCGCTTCCTATTCAATTATGGTTTGATAAAATTATTGAATTAAAATCAAAGATAAAACATTTACATTGCATGACTGTATGCGAAACAGAAACTGTGCACGAAGACTATGGTAAATTATTTGATTTATTTGAACGAATTGCAGTTCCAAGTGAATTCTGTAAAAAAGTATTTTCGAGGCAATTTCCGAATAAGGAATTCTATGTTATACGTGCACATATACCACAACACGATGTGTATAGATTCTATCACATAGGAAATATAATGGACCAACGTAAAAATTTCAAGGATATACTTGAATCGTTTATTCGCCTGAATAAACCAAACGCAAAACTAATCGTAAAAGCTACATGTAATCAGCCAGTCAAAATAAACTTACCAAATGTAGAGGTAATAAATGGACTCATATCAGATGAAGAAATGGACAGAATACACAGAATGTGTGATTGTTATGTAAGTTTTTCAAGTTCAGAAGGTGTAGGAATGGGTGCAGTGGAAGCGGCAATCAGGGATAAACCAGTTATTATTACTGATTACGGTGCGGCACCCGAATACGTAAAAACACCGTATACAATAGAGTGCGGACTTCAAGAGCTGCAGAATGACGACTTCTTGTTTAAAAGGGGTATGCGATGGGGCAAACCTAACAAACAACAACTCGCGGAATTTATGGAAGACGTGTATGAGAAACGATTGAGATATATGGATCACTCACATACGAAACACATGGTGAGTAAGGAAAACGTCTCACAACAATTCATCGATGATGTAATTGGTAAGGAAAACAATGAGACCCGTGAGAATAGCACCTGAGGCGATCGCACCCTTTTGAGCGATTAACATGGACACGATATCATCGACAAATCCAACGTTTGTTGGCTTCTTTACTGTATCTGGGACAATCTTGGCGATAGCTACATAGAGAGCCATTGCTATTACAACTGGACGAAGTGTCTCTTGGTCTAACATTTATAGTACACTAATATTTTATCTTCGGTTGATGTTTTTTGCAGAAACCGCCACATGTAGCCTTAAATCCACACGGCTTTCCAGCCAAAGTCGTTGCTCGACAAGTGTGTACCGTGTGTCTTTTTTCTACAATTCGCTCAGGCTCTTTGTCTATGACTTGAATGATTCTACTTTGTTTGTCTTTTTTGAGTTGTGCATACTTTTGCTTCATCTTCCAGGTTGCGTTTGCGAGTTTCTTGCATCTATCAGTAGGTGAATTCACCCGGTACATGCGCATGGCGTCAGTGAGGCACTGTTCGTAGGACATCTTTAGAATGCTTTGATTAACAAGGTGGTGGGGGCTGACTTAGGTTAATTATACTTAATAGAAAACCAAACAGCTAATGTGAATCTATTCGTTTTTGTCGATATTTCATTTACACCGTGTACATAACCAATATGAGATGGAAACATTACCAATTTACCTTTTTTTGGTTCAATCGTTATACCAAGTTTAGGGAAATATGTTTCTCCACCTTCATAATCATCATTGAGATATAAAATAGCTGAATAAACTCTAGATACACAATAATCGTATGCACGACCAGTTGTAATGTCTATGATGTCACAATGTGGATCCATCTTCTGACCATTATACCATGTAACAACTGATGAATAATCAACAATCAAATCCTCTTTGTATACATCCCTTGCTTTAAGTAAAATTTCATTGGCAATATCTTTAGCAGTATCTGTGGGAAAGTGTTCTACATTTCTAGACCTATTAGCAAAGAAATTTTGTTCCTTTTCAGCTTCTATAGTTGGTGTATATTCAATTTCTTTTACTATAGTATCGCACAGTTCACTAGACACGAAATCTTCTATCTCTACTAAATTACTCATGTATACTATAATATACATGTTTCTTTAAATATTACAATCATACCAATTTTTAATTGGTGTGTTTAAATTATAATCAAAGACCCCTGCCTTTGTTTTTAAAAAATCGCTTAAGTGGAAGTCTCGTTTATTAAAAGTAAGGTATAAAAACATGGGTCGGGTTATAAGTAACGATATACATGTTTCATTTGTATATGATGCGTCACAACTGAAACTTAAACTCACGACGTATGGCGAAGAAGCTCGTGAAAAATTCATCCGAATGTCCGCTAAATATGGGTTTAATCCACATGTTTTCCGCGTTGAAGTCGAAGTGCGTGCGAGTGGTAAGACAGCTGGTATGACAGATACGTACTATTATGGAGAGGGTAAGAGGTTTCGTTCATTAAAGGAAATTGAGAGATTTTATAATCCGATACCAGTATCTGATGAAGATATAGAAAGCTATATTATGTCTAGGTACTTTTCTAATTTTGACTCGGTTATAAGATACACGATCAACCTGTGTGAGCCATCTGCCGCCCGATCTGGAGTTCAGCCGGATATATTTCCGTTTATTGAAGGTGCACACGTAGTCACACATTTCGATTCAAAAGGGAATCGCAGAACCATGTGTATTCACCCATGTAATTCGGGTATCAGACATTATGGCCGCGTGGGGTGGCAACATGCATATGCTTGCAGATGCCCTATGCATATAAATTCTAGTTACTGGAGACGCTTGACCTCCAAGGTTCTTTCAGACAGACAAAATTTTTTAAAATATAAAAATAACAATTACATTGAAACTGTCATAGGAATGACATACGATAAATATTTGATATATATGAGAGATAGATTTGTTTCTACATTTCAGGGTATTTTACCAGAACATGAATTCACTTTAACCCCCGAAAAACTCATAGAATCAAAATATGTTATCGATGAGTTCCTACCTCGATGCTACGGTAAGAAATTCAAAAACAGAAATGACATTTCTATTTTTTTGGCTAAAATATTTAATTTTAAAAATACACAATATCTCATTAGAAACAAAGACCATGCGGTAACTTTGGGGGTTGATGTAAATGAAAATAGGTACTTGATCAACGATTGTAAGAATGGGTCAATCTTGTCAGATGCACTTGAAAATTTTGAAAAAATAGTGCCTTCCGACGCAGCCGTGGCGTATTTCAATGACGTTGTAATAAAATTCGGTGATTGATTCGACTAAAGACCCCCACCTTTGTTTTTAAAAAATGGCTTAAGTGGAAGCCTCGTTTATTAAAAAGTAAGGACAATGAGCGAAAGTATCCAAAAACTCACACACGTGGAACATATATTGAAGAGACCAGACTCATATGTTGGTCCTGTGTCTCGCGTTGGTGAGCAGTATTGGGTCAAGGAAGGTGATGGATTTGAAAAGAAAACAGTCATCTATGCACCAGCACTTCTCAAGATTTTTGACGAAATTCTTGTTAATGCGATCGACCGTAATTCACTCTATCCGAAACAGGTAACGTCAATCTCAGTCAACATTGACCGGGAGAAAGGTGAAATCAGTGTTGAGAACAACGGGCCTCTCGGGGGTATCGCAGTGAAGGAACATGAAAAGGAAAAGATTTGGAATCCAGAACTCACGTTTGGGCATCTTCTCACGAGTACAAACTATGATGATTCACAGCGGCGCGTTGTTGGTGGTAGAAATGGATACGGTGCAAAGCTCACGAATGTGTATTCGAGCAAATTCTCCATCAAAATTAAGGACTCTGAAAACAACACGACGTATACACAAGAATGGACGGATAACATGAAAACGTGTGAAAAGCCAAAGATGCGTAGCTACTCGGGGACGACGTCGAGTGTCTGTGTGACGTTTACACCTGACTGGTCAAGATTTGGTATGAAAGGAATGGATGATCACATATTCAAAATCTTTGAGAAGCGTGTTTATGACGCAAACATCTGTACGACACAGGGGTGTAAAGTCAAGTTTCAAGGTGAAGCTCTTCCGAAGACGGCATTCAATGAATATGCCAAGATGCACACAAAATCTGACGAAGTTTGCCTGTTTACGTCGGATAGATGGTCCGTGTGTGTCGCTCCATCCGAAGATGGTTTCGAACAGGTTTCTTTCGTCAACGGTATCTGTACAACGAAAGGTGGGAGTCACGTGGATCATGTAGCGGGTATCCTTGCGTCAAATATCATTGATGAAATGGCGAAGAAGATCAAACTCAAACCACAACAAGTGAAGAATGCATTCATGGTATTCGTAAAAGCGACGCTCGTCAATCCTACATTC